AGATTCGGTAAGCTCGCCTACCAGACAAGGGCAGTCCTTTCTCGTTACGCCAATTATATCGTCGAGACAATCATTCATTTTTAGGTCAATTTGTCGAGTATCACGTAAGTGATGGTCACCTTCAGCTTGTTTGCTGCATTTCCGCCTGCGATGTTATTGTCGCCAGTGTTGCGAAGTATCACGTTGGTGCCAGAAATCACCCCGTCAGCGCTGGTTACTGCCCTTTCATTGTCTCCTTCGGTGGTAAACAGGCTGCCGTCAATGGTAACTGCATTTACGTCTGCGTCTCCACGATTGACTTTAATGTCGCTGTAGCCGCTAGTGTACGCATCGACTATTTTCGACTGCACGATGGCGTTTACAATAGAAACCACCTTGCGGGCAGGCACCTCAATCAACACAATTCCTTCCTCAACCTCTTCTACCCCGCCAGTAAAGGTGGCAGCGCTCAGGGTCACATTGGTTGCCGATTCGGTAGAGGCTTTGCCGTTCCCGCCTGTACCTGTTGAGCCAATGTAAGTGATAACCGCTACATCAGAGGCAAAAGCAGCAATATCGAACTTTCCAGAAGAGTGTGCGTTAAGAATAGTGCGAATGTTGGCTTGCGTTGCCGCCTTGTTCGCTCCAATGGTTATCTGATTTTCATTGGCAGACGAAGCCTTAAAAGTAAAGACCTCTTCGTCGAGCGTGATGGTGTCGTCTGCAACAGGCTGTCCAGAAACCGTGAGACTCACTGTTGCGTCTACAGGGTCGGCGCCAAGCAGCGTTTTAAGGCGCTCATCGGTTACTATGACTTCAGCGGTGCGAAGTCGTTCTCCGCGAGAGTAAATTACTGATTCGTCTGCCATGATTTATTTTTTTAGGTGTTTATTATTAGGAATGTTTCTCACTGGCGCACCGCTCGCTGCTGCTGCATCTTTGCCTGTAGCCCCGAGAACCTTGAAAGCCATCTCTTTGACAACAGGAAACAGCCCAATTTCGGGATTTTTTATCAGACCGAGCAAAAGGTCTTTGTCAGAAGTGTCTAGCTCTATCTCTTGCCCCTTGTACAGTGGGCGTGCCCAGCTCTCCATGAGCTTCAGCGGGTCTTGAAATTTGTGTTGACCATACAGCGCTTTAGCCAGAATTTTACCCAGCGACAGCTCTTCGCCTTTTTCGTCTTTGAGCGGCTGGTCGTCTAAGTCAAGAACGGGAATGTTGAAATTGTACTTTGCCATATAAAAAATTTCGCGCAATATAAGTATTGACCGACCAAAATTACGACAGTCTTACTCTTAAGGCGCCTGCGTTGTGATACATTTCTCCAACAGGTATGCCGCCAGATGCCGCTGCTGCATCATTGGCATAGTCGGCAACCTTTGGCTTAACGCCTGTTCTGCTGATTGCTAAACTGATGTTGGTTGATGTTTCTGCGGAACCGCCAACTGCAAAAACATAAGCATTACCGTTTTCAAAAGTTTCGAACACCATACCTGCTCCATAGTCTGCAAAATTTACCTTATTTTGGTAGTACGTATATATGCTATCCGGTGCAAACAACGCTATCTCAAAACCGTCGCCACTTCCAGCAGAAATATAAATTCCCGTATTGCTGCCATTAGCATCATGTGCAATATTCAAATACATCGGATTGTCAGCTTCAGTGCCTTGAAGAAACACATCTATGTTTGCCTGAACTCTGGGTGGGCCGCCATCTTCTGTAATCTCAAGCGCCTTGTAAAACGCTGCACCACCATCTTCCATCTGCCCCATGATGAACTCAATTGGGTGTTTGTACCGCTGGGCAATACGCAACCCCTGACCGCCGTATGAATTAATATTCTCCCATCCCGCCTGCTCGGGGCCGAATCCCGCCCAAGTGGTGCAATGTGCAGTAATCTCCAACCCGCCATCGTCGCTATACGCATAAAGCCCTGCCGCACCATCAGCGTCATAATTTTCTACTCCTGCTGTTATATAATCTGGTGTATCGTGCCAGATTCCAAATCCCTGAGGGCCGATGCTGAACTCTTTGGGTGAACTAGCAACGTAATCATCCCACACAAGACGAAATACTCCGTTGCCGCCGCCGCTTTTAGGATAAAATTCTAATATCAAACCATTGCCGTCATAAGACTTAAAGAAGTTTTTGCCAGCTAAATTTGGGTAGATGATGTTCGTTGTGGCGGCAGTTCCCAACTCAAAACCACCCTGTTCAGTCTCTATATAAGAGGCATAATTGGTAAAACCAGCCAGCGGGGCACTGATGCCATATCCTGTTCCATTAGTAGCAAGCCCCCACAGCCAAATATAATGAGTGTGGGCACCGACCTCACCATCTTCGATGTGAAATTCTGTTGCGTTGTCAGTGAACTGAAATTTGAATCCCGTATCGGCAGCATCTTCTTTAATAAAATTCACACCGCCTTCTGCCCAAAAACCAAATTCAGTTCTTTTCTGTTTTTCTGGCTCGGCATCCCATGCGCTTCCAAATATTCTCCATTCGCCATAGCTGCCTTCTGCGCCGTCTTCGGCATATACCACTACGTAAGCGGCGCTATTTGCATGAGAAGTCCACGAACCACCGTATGCCATCTGGTCGGCGCCGCCTTTCCATGAGTACAAGTCCATGCCAAATCGCGCATCATCTCTGCTGATAACGACCTTTTGCGGCACGTCTTCAAAATTAAACGAAAAATTACCGGTATTGCTGAATTGATGGAAAATCATATCAGTGTACGCCCACATCATGCTTTTGCCTGCACGCTCCGGTACAGCGTTGTCGCTGCCATAAGCGACAAGTTCAATACTGGCGCCATCGGCATAAATACCCATGTAAACGTAGCCCTCTGCGTGATAATTCTCCGCCTCCATCTTGGTTGAGCCAATGTAATCTTTGCTCACATAGATTTTATCTGCGCTTGAATATATACGAGTAGTAAACCACGCACCATCGTTCTGGAAGTCGGCCAATATGTTTGCTGGGTCAGGCTGGCTATTGGTGTAAAAAGTAAAACCCTTTGACGCGTCAACGATAAAATTCCAGTCGCTTTGGTAGGCAGTAAGCGCTACCATATTACGGTATTCTTCAATAGAATATTCGCTACCTGCCACCGCAAAGTCAAATCCGACTACTTCGACATAGGCGCCAATATAGACCACGCCTTGTGGATGGTAGTTCTCTGCAAAAAGCTGTACGCTGCCAGCGTAGTCTTTTGAGGCGTATATTCTGTCGTTGATAGACTTTATTCTGCCAGCGAAAATTTGCTCTGAAGTGGATGATTTGCTTGCGTAATTAGAGAGGTCTTGCGTTATTTCGTATAGCGTGTTAAGGTCTTCGGGAGCCATACCCACAACGTCAGCTATCTTGAGGTCGATAAGCGTATTTATGTCTTCGTCAGAAGAGCCGTCAGTTAAAAAAAAAACTTCGGCAAGTTCCGCTATAATCTGCTCTGTGGTGCCAGTGACGGGCGACCCGTCTTTTTGCATCGTGTCGGCATCGGCATCGAAGTTCTCAATGTGTCCGTCTGCCCAGATGAGCGACCAGACCTTTGTTTCGCTGCCCAGAGACGCCCGCAGCGGCCTTATATAAAACGGCCTTGCAGGTTCAGTTCCTCGCTTAATCGAGAAGCCTGCGTCGCTAGAAATGAAGTTTACGTTCATGGTCGTGTAGATTAAAAAAGAGAAGGGCAGACAGTTTCCCGCCTGCCCGTATATCAAGAACGACTGCTGCTGTAATGTTGTTTACACTTTCGCAAAGGCCAGTACACCTGTAGGCTCGTAGTCCACAGAAGATACGGTCACTGTGCAACGTTCTGGGTTCAAGAATATACCCCCGCGAGTTTCTATTCTCCATGTGTGGTAGATATGCTCTACGCCTGAAACTGTTTTACAGTTCAATTTGTAGTACACATCGTACGAAATGCCCGGAAGTGTTGGTGACGCAACCCTGTAGCGAGTCTGTTGAATACCACCACCAAATTCGGTAGGGGTTTCAGGATTGATAGCCTTTGTGATGAAGGCAACCGCGTTACGGTCTACCATGTACAAGTCTTCAGCAAGCCCCGCTGCGGTGAAGTTGAACAGGTCAAACGTTAGGTTGTCTCCGAGTGCGGCAATACGCGCCATTGCGCCTTTACCGTCAAGGTTCCCTGCATCGAACAGCGCGTTCTGCCAGTCGTACCACAGTTCTTCATTCGAGATGAAGTAGCTGTTTTTCATCCTGTTCATTATCGCTGTCTGCATGAGATAAGGCACGAGTGTACGGTTGTACGACGCGCCTGCTACGCTTGTGCGCAGGTTTGCTGCATCCCATGTATGAGGTGAGGCCTTAACGTTGACGCCCTGAAACGTTTTAAGTTTCAATAGCGCCTGTTTAGCCCACCATTCGTCGAGTTCCTTGAGCGCTGCTGCAAGACCTCTTGCTGCCAGTTCTTCTACCTCGTAGGTGTTAGTACGAAGTTTGAAGGCGTCCACTGAAAAACCTGACTTACGGCACATATCAAGCTCGTAAGACTTGTTCACTGTTTCCAGTTCAGGTTCATCAAGGTCACAGTTCGTTTCGCAGGCCTCGTCAACAATGTCGCATGTTTTTATCCATGTTACTACTGCTGTGTTCTCCTTTTCAGGATTGGTGAGTTCTGTTAGACGTGCTGTCTGGTTACGCAATACGGCTTGTGCGGCTTCTGATTCTGCAACGAGGTCAGTAGAGAACTGCCCCTCGCTCCACATGCTTTCAGCTTTCAACTGTATGTTCAGAAGCGCTGAAGGCGAGAATGTGCCTGCTGCCATGATAAAAAATATTAATGGGTTAGTAAGTGACTTGTTTATTGTGGCACCTTAGCTTTCTGTACTTCCTCGAAGGCTTTACCGATTTTCTGGCGCTCTGCGATAGGTATTGAACTATCTCTGGCGATTTTGCCCATTTCTTCGATAGTCTTTGGTAAGGCCACATTACGCGGCTTCTCCGTAGACCCTGCCTTTGGTGGAATTTGAAAAGATGCAGGTGTTTTACCTGAACCAAATTGACTTCCTCCGTTTCCGGTGCTTGAACGCTGCTGGCTCTGGTTGAATACAAAGAAACTCTTCGCAGTACCTTCAACAACCGAGTCGAAATCGACAATTGTGCCGTGTTCGTCCTCAACGGGCTTGCCGTCGTTGTCTTTGAGTATGAGAGAACCTTTCTCGTCTACTTCCCATTTGCCTTTGCCGAGAATCTCTTTGGCGAACATTTTCTTCTGGTTGCCTGCTATGGTAGCATCTTCCGGAAGAACAGGGTTCATGCCTTCGAGTTTTTCGAGCGCCTTTTCTTGCACCTTAGAAAGAACTTTTTCGGTTTCGACGCTGGCTTTAAAGGTGTTTAGTTCCGCATCTGCCGCTTTCTTCGCATCATCGAGCGCTTTTTTGTGCTGCTGCTGCAAAGTGATGTAGACGGGTGATTTTTTCAGAATCTCTTCGGTAATCTCTGGTTCGCCCTTTCCGGCTTTCTTGAGTGCCTCTGTCTTCTGTTTGTCTACAATAGTGGTGATGAGTTCTTCGCCTGTAAGCTCTTCGTCTTCAATTTCGAACTTCTTGCGTAGCTCGGTCTCAAACTTCCCCAGCGTTTCAGCTTTTGCCTTGTTGCGGGCTTGGCTTTTGGCTTCCTCAAGTTTTGTCTTGTGTTCGCCTATTCTGGTTTTGTCGAGCGCTAATAGCTCTGCTGCCTGTTCTTCGTCGGACTTAGTGAGAAAGTCCTCAATGTACTCGGCGTCCTTTTTATATGCTTTGGACAAAAGCTCGGTCAATGCTTTAGACATTGTGAAACAAATTTATGTGAAAATTATAATACCCAATAAAAAAAATTGGCGGGAGCTATTCACACCACGCCAACTTGAATGGTACATCTCTTCGCACGAGATTATTTTTTGCCGTTAGCAGGTGCAGCACTAGACTTTGCGTCAGTGCGGGCCTGTACGTCTTTTACTTCTGCTGGTTGTTTCCCACCAACCTTAACGTAGCCGTTGCCAACAAGCTCATTTGCTTTGAGCTTCTTGAACTGCTCTTCGGTCATGTCGTACTCCACGCCAGTGTGCTGGTTGCGTACTTTCATTTCTTTGGTTTTTTAATGTTTTTAACTTCAGGTGGTGTAGAGGGCGCCACTTCTTTCCAGCCGCCTGTAGACCCTTCCTTCAGGGCGTTCCAAGACTGGCGCGAGATGTTCTGTGTGCGCTTACCATCTGTGATTTTGATTGTTTCGAACTGTTTTACCTCAATGTCTTCCGGTAGCGTAATAGGCTGACCCTTGTAAGGGTCTGCAACGCCAACACGTCCGGCAGGTGGTACTGTCTGGCTTACCTTCTTAGGCTGCTCAACAGTGTTTGAATAATCAATCTCTGGTATAGCCTCGTTTTTAAACGTCGGCACATTGGTATTGATATTCATTTCCTGTCCTTCTTCTGGCACAGGTATGTTACCAGAGTCGAGCGCACCCGAGCCTTCGGTTAGAACTTCTTTGTTGGGAAGGTCTTGGCTTTTACCTTTCTGGTCGCCTTTTTTACTTTGGCTTTTGCGCGTGCGTTTAGGCCTGACACCGGATGGAGTGTTCCCGCCCCGCTTGTTGCTTTTCTCATTTGTTGACATTTTTTTAAAATTGAGGAATGATGGGAATAATAGTTACAAAGTTTACGGTTTTATGACTTACTGACAAATTTTTTCATCTTTGAATCAAGATGTACAGCCAGCTCGTCAGTTATCCAGTTGTAGTGATGCCTGCAACCATAGCCGCCCAGATGTATGAGCGGGTTGTAGTTGGGCTGCACTGCTTCAGTGGGTTTCCACTTGAGAATTTGCGAGCGGTGGTACACATGCCCGTTGCGTTTTACGCAAAACGCCCTCGACGTCGCTATCAGTCCACCCTCGTACAGCGCAAAGTTCAAATCAAGGCTCTCTGCAAACTTATTGCCCACCACTGCGTCAGCCTGCGAAATAGTATCGTAAGCGTAGTTTCTGTAGTAGCCCTGCATCAGTCCGTAATTCTTCTTGTCGCCCAGCACGAGCTTCTGCATAGAGTCGCGCATTTCAAAGAATCCCTTGTCGAGCTTATTTAAAGCCAGCCTCTTGACCTTCATGCGTTGCTCGGGCATCTTTACCAGCTTGTCGAGATAGCCGTTTTTTACCAGCTTTCCGGCCTCACCAATACCTAAGCCCGCTCTGACCTCTGCCCGCGCCTGCTTTACGAGCGTGGCCATTCGTTCGTCAGGCTGAAATTCTTGGTAGAAGGCGCTGTTAGCGTCCATTACCGCATCTACGCCCTGCAAGAACTTGCGAATGAGCGCTACACCCTCATCTCCCTCAAACTGCGTGAAGACCCGCTCAATGTTTGCTACGAGCTTTCGGTTTTGCCTTGCTGACACCACCCCCTTTGCGTCCTTGAGCAGCTTCGCTAGAAACTGCTTGCTTAGGTTTTTGTAAAGACGGCTTTGCGCTCTCAAGACGGCCTCGTCCATGTCCGATACTGCTTCGCTTATCAGTCGGTTTTTCTTCTTTGTCAGCGCTTGAAGTTGCGAGTTGGTCATTTTTGCGTCTTTGTTCCATACGAGCGAGGAATCTTTCTCTTCCGCTCAATGCTGTTTGCTGGGTGCCCACTTTGCTGTGAGGCGCCCCTTTTTGTTTACTCTTCATTTGGGTTGTTGCCGCCTGTTGGTAGTCCGGCCTTTTCAGGCTTTGCCTTTGTGCTGCCCTGCGGCGAAGGGTTTTCTTCAAAGGTGGGTTCTGGTGGCGCCTCTTCATCGGTTCTTTTCTTCCATTCGTCGACTTTAGCATCGACCTTAGCCTTCTGCTCGCCAAACTTTTCAAGATACCAGAACAGCGGGTCTTCCTCTTCGATAAGGGCAAAGATGGGTTCGAAGTTCGCATATAGAACCTTCTGTGCCTTTGGCACGTATGGCGATTCCATAAGTAATGCGATTTCTTCATCTGTCTTGCCTGTGAATGGGTAAAAGCTCTGTTTTACTTTGTACTTGAGCTGCATAAGGTCGTCACCGACATATATAAGTGAGGCGAGGTCGCCATTGAGCGCTTCCTTCATAAAGGGCGGCGCACCTGAATCATTTAAAGTTTTGAGTTCGTTAACCAAGAACGTTGTTGTCTTGAGTTTGAGGTCTGCCGGAAACGCGTGAATGACTTCTTGTCGGTCATTGTTGGGTACGTCAGCAAGAACGATAGCAGTTCGAGCAACAAACTTCCAAACCCACGAAAACTTTTTGGCGAAAGGCACAAGCGTGTCGCTTGCGCTATCCATATCAAGGTCTTTCTCTGTGGCAGTCTTGGCAATCTGGGTTTCAATGAAGACCGTTGAATTGAAGACGGCTCTGTGTGCGTGTAGTTCGATTTCGTTTCCATACTTAAGCTGAAAGTCTAACAGCGTCACTTCTGGCGCTACATAGTGAACAATATTCGAAAGCGACAGCTCTGCTTCTTTATCCTCTGGCATCGGCAGCAGTATCGCATCTTGTGCGCTACTGGCTATCTTGTACCCCTTGCCATTACAAGTTCCGCAGTCTGCGCCAGCAGGCGTTTTGCCTGACGAACACGCAATGTATTGATTACCAATGCGTGAGCCTGGACATTTCTGCACATACTGTATCTTCTGCGGAAAAGCATGCAAAGCCATTGTCAAGTCCATCTCTGAAGTGGCCTTAACAGATTTCATAAAGTACGGAACTGCTTCGTGTAACGGGTTAACATAGGTTCTGCCTTCTGTCATACCATCTCTGGCATAACCAATACGAAATGCGGGAACAAAGCCTATCAGCGGGTTGGTTACTGTGCGCAGGTAAGACCTGTCGCCAATACGCACAAGCACCTCATCGGCTTCTGGGGTGATGCCGCGCTCCCTCATATACTTCTCGTCAATCTCTTTATACAGAATAGCGTTCTGGTCGGTGTACATGGTATGGTTGTGCCCTTTCTTTGTCCACAGGCGCTCGCTCTCTTGCCCATTGGCATCTGTAGTTACTGTGCGCTTAGTGATAACGTCTACCTCTTGACGCACATGCAGCCACTTGAGAATACCATTGGTATCATCCCAATTGGCGGCCTCTGCTGCACCTACCTCGAAGGGTCTGGGCTGCGCAAAAGACTGCGCGGGGTCAAATGGGTCAAATTCAATTACAATCCATGCGTTAGGGTCATAGAATGACAACTCGGTGAATCTGGTCTGTAGCCATGTGTCAAGGCCATTCTGGTCTGGGTCATTGCCCCAGAACAGGTCGAGCATATTCTCCACCGTCTCGCGCCTCACATCTTCTTTAATGTCGAGCTTCTTTTTAACCTTGTCATTACGGGCAACCTTGTAAAATGGTTTGGTAATGGAAGAGGCCAGTGATGGGGTGATGAGTTGGGTAATGTCTGCTCGCTGCTTGAACATCACGTCGTCTTCGCGCTTGACGAACTGCTTGAGCAGCTCTTCCGGCTCGTCGCCAGCAATAAGGCGCTTGTATAAGGTAGCCAGCTCTGTTACCCTTTCATAGTCTTGATGTACCGTTCCCCTACGAATTAGGTTTTCGAGTATGGGTAATGCCTCTTCGAGTAACATGCTTTATTGTTGGTTGGTTAGTAAGTTATTCCGCTCGTGCGTTTCGACAAAGGTGCGCCATTCTTGTAAGAACTGCTTAAATGGCACAGCTATCATTCGATATTCGCCGTTGGGTGTCCAAACCTTCGTTGCTAGGTCTCGCATCTTCGGTGAGCGCCCGATAGTATCAATAGATTCGACGTCACGCAGGTCAAAAGCAACAGGCCGCTTCTCGAACATAGACAGCTCGAAGTTTTCCTCAAGCGTCTTGTATTCGTTGTGAATATACAGCCCCATTGCCTCGTAGATGCAGTTCATAACATAACAAATTTATAGCATTTACTCATTCTCAAGCTCTTCCATTTGTGCCATAAGGTCAGCCTCTCTGAAAAACGGCTTCACCAGCTCACATATCTGATACTCTAATGCGTCAGAGGTGTGCCCTATCTTCTCATATGTAGCTCCGGTCTGCGGGTCTTTGGCTTTCTCTTTGAGTTTACCGTCGGCAGCGAGCTTCAGGTATTCAAAATCACGGATAGTCTGCTTGCATGAAGGGTCAATGACAATTTCTATAGGCACCTTGCCCTCAAATATCTTATTCATCATATCGCGCCTCACAAGTGGATTGATATTCTTTCTGCCTGCCCTCATGGTGGCATTATGTATCATGGGTGCCAGTACTTGCTCAATCTGCTTAAAGGCGGTAAGCGAGCCAAGTCCGGGTATGCGGTTGCGGCCTGTAGAGTCGCCATACAGAAAGCACATAGTACCTTCCGGATGGTCGGCCATTATTTGATTGCCGATGTGGTCGATGGTGTTGCGCGGTGTGGCGTAGCAGTATTCTCTGTAGACACTGATGCGCATGTGCTGCAATCCTGTGTCTGCGTCTTCGTAATGGTCGACTTGTGAGCAGATGGCGGTGAGATAAGGCATGACGTTAAAATCCCAAGTGATGTGAATATTAGGCACACCTGTATCAAATGCAGTAGGGCCAACGTGCTGTATGCGATTGAAAGCGGGGAAATACTCGCCGCCCGTTTTGCTGAATGGGTAACCGTAGATAAACTTAAGCTGCTCATTTTCAGTAAGAATTGCTTTTCGTTGCTCAATATAGTTGGCCGGAAGATTCTCTTCATTGTGGTACGTACTATAAATGACAACACGCTTCTTGTCTGTATCTCTAGTATAAAAATCGGGCTTGCCGTTTGGCAAAGTTCGGGTAATCGTATCTAATATCTCTTCCTCATGTTCGTCAAGCTCGAACATTCTGGTTAGCCACTCAACTTGGCCGACGGCTGGGCTGGTATGAATCCAACAGGGATTGAACGGAGAGCCTGAAGTGTTTTCGTCGTAAGGTTCTCGCCACTCAAGGGCACCATCTGCATTGACCCAGAGACCTCGTTGTGAGAGCCTTGCGAGGATAACAGTTGTAATGGCTTCTTCTCGTGTGTCTTTCGTTTCGTCGAGGTGCGCCCACGCAAATTCTTTTCCGTCATGTGCTTTATAGTTTTCTAGCGAGCCGATAAAGACGACTGCGCCGTTCCAAAATGAAACAATGTTGTTATAGTCTTTGTAGGTTTCGAATCGCTTGAAGTGTGCTGGGGGTCTTTTGTCTACAACATAATGCCCCAACGGGTTTGACTTCAGCGAATACTCGGTCATTCCCCACAAGTCGCGCCAAATCTCGGTAACTTTTACGAAAGTCGACTGTGTAAACTGTAAATAGGTGTTTGCTGCTATAAATCCTTTGGCCTTTGGGTAGGCGTTTACATATCGGCCAGAGAGAATACCTATCATCTGGCTTTTTCCGGCTCGCTGTCCGGCCATCTCAAGATTAAGGGGCTTGGGTGTTCGCCACACTGCTGTCTGCGGCCTCGATAGCTTTATCGTTCCTTTGATTACTGGCATAAGGTCGAAGTTCGGTAAATTCTACAGCGAATGAATCATGGCACACTCGGCAGTACAGGTATGAAACATTGCAAAGATGGAATCTAAGCGGGTTAGTGAACACTCTGATGAGGTCTTGTTGCCACCTTACCACTACAGGCCACTTTCTATGGCACATTGGACACGGTTGACGCTGCCTTGAGTTCTTGCTCATGCTTAAGGGCTTCAGATTTTAGGTAACGTTTCCATGTGTAGGTGAGTATCTTGCCTCTAAAGAAGCGGCTGGTCACATACCAATGCAGAATCAGCGCTACAACAAGGGTGATGAACCACCCGAGCAGCGCACCCCAGCCAGAGGACTTAAAAGCCCACGAGCCGAGCCACATACCGCTCAAGAACACAAATACCAGAATAATGCGGGCTGCAATCCAGCGCTGAACATTGCTCATCATGTTGGTCAACGTCTGTTCGCCCTCTGATGGTTGCTTAGGTTCCATTTATGAATGGGTTTTCGGTGAACAATGATACAGGCGGCATGCCTCTGCCTACTATAGAGAGCCATATACAGCCAGTCTTCTGAATTTCCTCAAGGTCTTCTTTCGATAGCTGCCACTTCGATATAAGCGTAGGCACTTGGTCGCCCGTCTCTTCAATGGTGGAGATGCCGCGCCATACACGCAGGGCACCACACTGCTCATCAGTCATGTCTGACGGCTTATTCATGGTCAGGTTAGCTTCTGGGAAGTCTATGCCTATCATTGTGCTTTTTTTGGTTTCTTCTCTTTCTCTTCTTTCTCTCTGGCTTCGGCCTCGTCTTTCTCTTTTTTGCGCTCTTGCTGCTCAAGCTCATGCTCTTCTTTGCGCTTGGCCTTTTCCTCACGATGTTCGGCCTTACGGCGCGATACCTCTTTACGGTAATTGTCAAGCTCTTCTTCAGGCATCTCGTAGTTGCCGTCCATTGTGTCCGTTATCTTAACGGGCGCCCCTAGCGGGTCTGCCAACGGGTAGAACCCTTTCTTTTTTATTTTTTTTGGAAGAAACGGCAGGTCTGCTGGTGGTGCCGCCGCTTTTTGCTTTTTTGCCATCGGTCTGCTTTTTTGGGTGGTTTAATGGTGCGCTATCCGCGTTGCGGTATGCGTCAAGACGCGCTTGATTGTCTTGCAGGTCAGTACTGCTCGCTTGTTTTTTCTTTGGCATTATATTCAGTGTTAGGTATGCGTACAATCTGTTTTTCCCATCCTTCGTTCGCTTTCGGTAGGTGGTGTGCTTGTATAAACTCTTCCATAGCATCCTTAAGGGCATATACGGTGACTTGAGCGCCTACCTCAATGGTCTTATTTCGGGTGGTAAGATAGCCGAAAAACGCCATTAGCGTCTCGGTCTGGTTCCACGTATTGCAATTAACGCAGTGTATCATGGTAACATATTTGGGTCTTGAATGAATAAGCCGCAGGCCTGCCAGTACATGCTCCAATCGTGGTTTGAGGTGGCACCCATGAGACCAGACCTCTCACACTTTGAGTAGGTTTTGCTATAGTGCCTGCGTCTTAGGAATTGGCAGTTCTTGCACTTGTTATCTACCGCACCGTATAACTCAATGAGCTTGGCGTGTGCTACCACGCTCTTACGCGGCTTCTTCTTTGGCACCTGAACCACTTCTCCGCTGAACAGCTCGACTTGCATACTCAAAGCTATTTATTGACAGACTACACTCCAAAAATAAAAACCCCGTAGAAACGGGGCTTCGGTTGTTAACTAAACTGTTAAATTCAATAATGATACATACTAAAACAAAGTTACTCTTTTTCCAGAGTATTGTCGCCAACGGTTTCTTCGTTGTCAGTAAGCGTCTCTGCCATTTTCTTTGTGTAGTGGCTGATAGCCGCCATGTTAAAACGTGTCAATAAGTGGGAAATGTCTTTGAGCACTATAGAACGCGCCTTCGGTATAATCAGCTTACGGCTCTCACGCCCCAGAAGGTTTTGAAAGTCCGGTATGCTGATAAAGCACTCGCCCTCGTGCATAAGTGTCTTGCAGTCAGGGTAGTTGCTCGCCCTTTTGTCTTTGGTGTTGTCCAATGGGTGTATAATGTCAGGCTTAACAGGGTCGATTATCTGTAGGCCCTCTTTGATGAGGGCGTCTTTCATTGCCTTCTCGCTTGGAACTGCGTGCATGTCGTTATATTTTGGGTGTGATGAATTTTTTCTCTTTAGCAAGGCATATCTCGCCCTGTTCTGCAATAAGCTGGGCAAAATGGTCAAAGTCCATGTATGCGTAGCCATTGTGACCCCACTCTCTGCCCCATGAGTTGTGAAGGCGCACCTGCCTTCTCTTCTGGCCGAATATCCTCTTCTCGTTTCTGGTGTAACCGTCAACCAATACAGCGTGGCCGCCTTCAATATCGCCGCTAGGCCTTATTAGCCCCAAGCTGTTAGGCGAAAACATTCCGGTGTACCAATTGATACCTACAACAATAGGCGCCATTTCAAGGGCAAGCAGTGCGTCCTCAAGGGTATGACCCCAAGAATACGATTCTACAAACCCGAGCGCCTGCATCACCTTCATCACTGCACGTACAGAAGAGCCGTCATAGTCCTCGCCTGCCCACTCGTCTACCTTCTGCGCCTCACGGTACAGCATGTATGGGTCAAGTTGCGTTAAAGCTCCCAGCTTGTATGTAATAGGCGAAGAATACGCCCAATGTGCTGCTGCATGCCCTGTGCAAGAGCTTGTCTCCCCTTGATTGAGCCACTGTCTGCCCAGCCAGTACTTGTGAGGCTTAGGCGGTTTTGTTGCCGCCTCTTTTGTCAGCATAGCTCGCAGAGGGAAGTTCTTGTCTCTTTCGTCAGGTGCGTAGATACGGCCTAAGCCGAAGTCGAATTTTGACATGGTGCTGCGTTTGATTTGCGGAGTTTCTCTGTAGCCATAGCACAGATGCGCTGCCAGTTCTCAATAGAGTTTTTGTAGGCCTTAATGAGCTGTAGTACTTCGTTCTTATGCTCATAGTTGGACTTCTTCAGCCTGTCGATTATCTCAATAGGCTCAAGCGTCGTCACCCTAATGTCGTGTATGCGATTCATTTTTTAAATATTTTACCGAGAATCTCTTCAACGTCCTTGAAGTCCGGCAACACCTCTTCGACAACCTTATCGCACACCAGCTTATTCTGTACCTCAAGCCATGCGTTGAACTTGTTTGCCGCCTTTACCTTCATAAACATCTTCTTCTCCCCGATGCGAAAGTAGACCTTGAATGTCTTCATTTTGCAAATATTACAATGAAGAGAATAAGTAAGACCAGCGAGACAATAGCGAGAAAGTATTTAGCGGGCATGATGGAGAAAAGCGCCTGTGCTACGCCATAGCCAATAAAAGTGCCGATGGCTATTTCGGCAATGCGAATTATACTCATGGTTGTTCGATTATAGTGACTTGAGCTGCTGGTAGCTCCAATGGTTTGTCGTTCGGGTCTTTCAATTGGTGGTTTTCGCTTTGGCCTAACCTCTGCATGCCCAACCACTTAAGCATAGAAACATTGGGATATATTATCCACCTTCTCTCTTCTTTCGAATACTGCCCGTTCGCCATAATGTATTGACGCTCAAGCAGTGTATCGTCTCCCAGAGCCAATCGTGAGGCTTTATAATTTGAAAAATCTGGAAAATCAAGATGGTCTGGCCCCCACTTCCCATCTTGTATGCCTCTGTTGTGAAAGGTATCGTAATGAACCCCGAGCCTGTGTGCTATAGTCTTACCGTCAAGGCCTGCCATGAGCATCTGGTCTACGATATTCCAGTCTATCTCAATGCGAGGCCTGCCTGCGTCTTCTTGAGCACCACCGAACTTCCTTTTAGGTTTAACAGGCGGCTCACTTATCAATACTGCCTTATCTGCCATTGTGATTGAGTTTGTTGAATAATTCCATGCGGTCTATGTAATTCTGTCGCAGCTTAGGGTTGGGTATATGTGCAATCGCTTCTGTGTGTGAAGATATAAACTTCTCCACGTCTGTGATGTACATGCCCTCGCAAAGTTTAATAGCGCCTTGCGGTATTGGTTGGCCTTGCTTTGTCATGCCATTCGGTTTTAACGGGAAAGCTCATCAGATATTTGAAATACAGCTTTGATATGCCTTCGAGCAGCTCTGATGAGTCCATCTGGCGCTCTATGGCACACTTGGCCGCCTCTCGCGTCTTTTCGACAGGCGAGTAAATGTCAGCCAGCGTTTGAATTATTTCTTCGTCTGTCATATCGGTTCTTTTAAAAACGAGAAAGACGCGCCATATTCGATTTTAATTCCTTTGCCTTCTTCTGGGTCTTCAATAGGCGTATGCTTAACCCATTCTGTTGATTTGCATATAGGACATTTGTACACCACATGAAGATTGCCACTGGCTACCTCAAAACCGCCTATGCGCTCTATTGTGTGCCCACAGAGGCCTATCATCTTCGATAGCGGTATCATCAGCATTTCTTCCCTTTTTTGCGTTTTTTCTTCTTTTGTTCAAGCGGAAAGCAATAGCTGGGCACGTCTGGCGGGTACTTCAGCTCTGGTGGTATGTTCTTTAACGGTTCCATTTGTGTGGTGATTGTTTGGTGCCTAAATAAGTAATGTCAAACTCATATTCTTGCCCGAAGAACGTCTCGTAAGCCATTTCGTTGATACGCTTCATCACTTCGTCTTTTGAGCTTCCTTTACAGGCAGCAATCCAGTGACCGCCCTGCGCGTGTGCGTCGGCGTTCCAGAAGCGTCGTCCGTCGAGCGTCTGTACGAATGATATGGTAAGCTGTATGCTCACAATTAAGTTATAATTCGAACTCGGGTATTGTGTTGTCATATATCCATGCCGTTATGCGTTGCTGATACTGAAAATTCTCTGTGATAACGAGGATAGGTTAAGCCATACGACGGGTAGTCGCTCGTGCTCACGTATAACTCAAGGCCGTACTTGGCTTTGAGCTTTGCCTTTTCCTCGTATATCAGCTCTTGTATTCTGCCCAGCTCTTTCTGCAACTCTTTCATCATGTCTGTAGGCTCTGCCATTTCACATGGCCCAAAGTTTGCCATTGGTGGAGCGCCGCAACACCCACCGCCCATTATTGTTGTTTTTCTTTTCTTCATTGTACACGTTCTATGATGCCAGAAAATAATTCACCCTTGATATATTTTTCGTCTGCCGGATAGCCAAAGCGCTCCATGAAGGCCTTTTTGCTGTCATGGTCAACGAACGATATGATAGCATAGGTGTCTGGGTTGGTATCAGCGCCAATCCTTTCGCCTATGGCTTTCTTTAGCTCTTTTGTGTCGGCCTTACGCTTTTCGTAATCATCGTCGCTCTCTTGCTCTTCGCGCTGGCCTTCATTGCCTAAGTCCTTCATCACGTCAAGCTCTGCGGCCATTTTCGCCTGTGCGGGCGATTGTTTCTCATAGAGGTCGTTTACGCCCAGATAGTTAAGGTCGTACATATCCAAGCCTGCTGCTGCATAGTCAAAGTCGTTGCCGATAAGCTGCTTGAGTAGCACATCATCCCACTCGCCCTGCACACTCGGGTTGTTCATAAACACGTTCTGCTCGCGCTCTGTCTTCTCATCGAGGTCTACCGCTTCCACCCATACAAGGTAGTCGTCGGTTTTTTCGAGGGCGTCGAGCGCTTTGATACGCTGGTGCCCGCTAACAATGTTGCCTGTGCGCTCATTCCATACAATGCCACCGAGCAGGCCTACGGTTTTGATATTCTTCTTTAGTGCCGTTAAGGCCTTGTCTGATATTTTGCGCGGGTTGTACTCCGCGTTCTTGATAGCAGAGCGGGGCACTGTCTTGCCAGTACTTCGCTGGTATTTAGAAACCGATGGCGGCTGCGAGGGCTGCGAGCTGCTCGTTTCCTTCGCAGGCTGCTTTTCTTTTTTGCTCATTCGATGTTGGTAGTTTTAAGCCTACACGGTAGGCGTGAATCATATTGTTACTCTTGTCTATCCATTCAAGGTTCGAAGGCAGGTTGTTTCTTTTGTTGCCATCTATGTGGTTGACTTCTGGCAGATTGTGCGGGTTGCGCCTGAATCCCTTTGCTACCAGCCTATGCACCGAGAAGTTTACATGCTTGCCGTCTATGGTGGTCTGGCTTAAGATGTAGCCCTCTCTTCCCATGCGCTGCTTAAGTATGCGGCCTTTATGCCAGTAGGCGCCATTGCCACGTTTAACCCATCGGTCACGGCTGCGCACCCTAGCTAAGTTCGATACTTCCAAGAAGTCGCTCACTTTGCGCCACTTTTCTATCGGTATGACTCTGCTCATAAAGTAGTACTTCTGCCTCTGGAAAGGCGTTTAATATTTTCTTTAGGTCTTGCGGCCAACGGTCGCGCAACCATACCAATACTTCTTTCTTTAGCGTCACGCCTGCCGATGGTGTCTTAAGTCCATAGTTGACAGGCGAGGGTAGCTTTCTGTGTTTGATGTAAGCCAGTACGTCTTTGTTCTTCCATAGGGAGAGCGGATAGGCCTTCTTGGTCTTGCGCATGATGCTGTCATTCTCATAGGTGCCCAGCATGAGGCGCCTGTTAAGGCCGTCTACTTTCTTGGCACCGTACATTATCCACAGGTTGCCGAGCTGCGAGCGAACGGCCTTCTCAACGTCAGAGAGGTCAAGCTGGCGCAAGTCCGGTGTGGGATTGCAGTATAGGCCATATTTGAATACCGCACTCAAATTGAAGTGAGGCACCCTGACAATCTCCACGTTCGGGTATCGGGCTGCTGCATCACGCAAGAAAATCTCTTGGTGTTGCAGGCCTTCAACGAAATACATGAAGACGCAATATATCTTGTCAAAGAGCGGAGCTGCCATGTCAAGAATGGTGATTGAGTCTTTGCCGCCACTATAGAAAAGAATGACTTCGCGGTTCTCTTTTGCCACCTCAATCAACGTCCTTTTTGCATGCTCGATTAAGTTCATGGTTGTAAAGATAAAAAAGGGCTGCCGATTATTGGCAACCCATTTTATAATTTGTCGGCTACGGGTGAGATTATCCACCCAGAGCGCCACGCGATGCGCGAATACGAGCAGCATCAGCTCTACGCTGACGAACACCCATACCCCTACGCCTTGCGATAGTCCTAGCTCGCTGCGAGCTTGCGCTGTTACGTGCAGCCTGCTCGAAGTCTCTGGCCGTGATACGGTTTCTTCCTCTTAGTGCCATGTGGTGAAGATTTAATGGTTAGTAATTCGCTTCAAATGTAAGCGTTTTTTCCTAACGAGCAAATATTTCCATCTGCGCAAACGCGCATCTGGCCTGCATTTGGTGACCGCGAATATAAACGCGAACCACTACTTAAGCACGAGATGTATCTCGTAACGTTTCCGCTTAAGGCTCTTGACAATTTTCTTCACCTTGTATTGGCGTCGAATGGCGTCTTTCTTATAACCAACAATTAAAAGAACTTCTGTTATATTCTTATTATCTATACGCGATTCATAGTATGGCTTGAGGTCTCTATATTCTACTTTCTTTCGACCGCACTCAATTTCATTGAACCAATAATACTCAATCCGCAGGGTTAGTAAGGCCATTATATCAATAAGGGTTGAACATGCTTATAAATGATGTTTACGCATAGCGGTGCCTGTTAGATTTAGCAGTCTATCCCT